GGAAATACCGGACATGGTACTGCTATTGGGGTTGTTCCACACGCTAGTAGACTTATAGTAGTTGCGAAGAGCAGCATACTTAGCTTCGTATTCATCAGAAATTCCTTTAGTTACAAGTTCGTGTTGCTTTTGGATTGACTCCGTTTGCGCTTGCTGTTTCTCTGCTGCGACTTGGATTGCTGTTTTGTATATAGTAAAATCCCTATCCCGCATATGCCAGCCAGCAAAAAACACCAAGCATAGAGCAGAAACAATAAGTCCAGCTTTGACGATATTTGCATAGTTACCTAAAAGGCCCCACATTACTGAGGCTCCGCATCTTTTTTCATCATAACTGCAGCCCCATGTGCGCCGGCAACAATACCAAACGCTTCTGCTAACTCTCTTAAGCTAACCGCACTGTGCATTGCTTCATAACCCGCTAGGGCAATAACTGCAAGTAAACAAATTAACCAACTCCACCTAGCAATATCTTGAGTATGGTTATCTCTCCCAGTTAGAAGCTGGTTAAGAAAGTCTTTCATCTAAAGCCACTTATTCTTGGTGAAAAGACAAATGTTGCAATATATGGATTTGGTTTTGGATTTACGTTTGGATCAATTAAAGCACGAATGTTCCATCCTAAGTTGATGTAAATACAACGGCTAAAACCAATAGGAATAATCCAAGCAAACTGAAATAACCCATTAGCCTTAACTAATAACCGACCAGCTTTAGCGTTGTCGTTATCCTTGATTGTTGGATCGCCTTTATAGCTTGTTTGGTATGGAGCATTTAAAGTGCGAATGCCAAATGACGGTGCAGGGTTACGCACAATCCATTTAACTTTGCTCCAGTATGAAGGTGGGTTTGCAGCTTCGAAAGTAGCATCGCCATCTAAAGAATTATCCCAAGTCTGAAACCAATTTAACCATTTAGGTAAGCGTGGACCAAACCCTTCTTTAGAGCCGTTATCTAGCCAACCATAAGTGTTTTTGGCAAATACAGGAAGGATAGGCGCAAAAATTACCGCTAACAAAGTAATTAGCAAAGAAAGCGGCACCAGTACAGTGTACAGGAGATATATCATAAAGCTGAAATTACAAAAGCAATCACTTGGTCATACCGTACGCCTAAACGAGTGCAGGCAATAACCGCTGCTTTTTTCAATGTACCGTCTGGGTAATATACCGCTTCTTCTGCAGGGATATCATCAGAACAGAACATACCATATCTAGTTGGGTCAAGCCCTTCAGCTACAAATGCATCTCTAATGTCCTGTGCAATAAAGCCAACATGGATACGTGCGCTATCTGCACCTTTTTCAGCAACAGAATCTTTCCATTTATACTTCTTAACCAAGCCTTTAATTCTTGTAGCCACACGTTTTTCTGTTTCATCTAAACTTGATATTTCTGTTTTTTCATTTTCATCAGAAGTATTAATTACGTTGCTAACCGCATATATCTGTGTCCATCTATTAGCTGCTCCACCGCAAGCAACACTATTATCAGAATACGGAAGCAATGATTTATTAGCGTATATATAGCTTGGGTCTAAAATAAGCACATCATTAAAAACAGATGTGTTAACTGCAAATTGCATTTGATTGGAGGTATAAAAAATTGATGTATATTGAGAAAAATTTAAAGCGCCATTTCCTAGGCTAGTGCCAACTCCAGGAAAGTTTATTCCGTTATTAAATGTATTTCCAGAACCAGACCAAACATTGGTTCCACTTAATTGACCGCCAGTAGACGTAGTTAATAACCCTGCAGAAGCAAAAGAAGTTGCGCCTATACCACCGTTAGCAATGTTTAATGTACCACCAAGAGTGATTGCCCCTGTAGTCGGTGTACTTGGAGTTAAACCAGTTCCACTAGCAGAAAAGCTAGATACTGCACCAGCAGCGGCCCAGTTAAGAGTAGAGCCATTGTATTGCAAAGTAAGTGGGGTGCCGCCAGTAGGAGTAAGGAATGATGTGTTACCCGCAGAAGTTTGATATGGGACTGAGTTAGCACTACCGCCAGCAAGATTAGATGCCGTAGTTACGCTACCAGTAGACCATGCATATGCAGAGCCATTCCAAGTTAAATAAGAGCCTGTAGTTGGAGCTGGGGTATACCCTGTAGCATTAGCGCCTGTTTGATACGGTATTTGTCCTGTTGCACCGCCAGCAAGTTGGGGAACGCCACCGGATGTGGCAAAAGTAGCACCTGTAACCGTACCAGTAGCTGTAATTGTTCCACTAATACTTAAGTTACCGCCAGTAAAGCCCGTAATACCAGAGCTAAAGTTTGTACCATCACAGTAGACTAAAGTAGTAACTCCATTAGGAATAGTAACAATTGAGCCTGTAGAAGCACCGATAGTAATAGAGAATCCACCAGTAGTTTGGTTAGATATGATATAAACCTTAGGCTGCAATGGAGCAACAATAGCGTTTGTACCAGAGGTTGCACCGTTAACAATAATAACTGCTTTTCTAGATTGGTCGGTTGCACCGTTGGCAACGGATAGGGTAGCCCCTGTTGTGCCTGATACGGAGACTGTTGCTACACCAGCTACAGAATCTTCAATTAATTGCCAGTTGGTATTGGTAGTTGTACCCCAAGTACCTGATTGTTCGCCGTTACCGATTTGGGTAAGCGTTAGACTGGGTGTATATGTAGAGCTCATAATTTGTCCTTATTGATTGTCATCTATGTCTTTCCAACCTGGGTTTTGAGCGTTATTGACTGGCGCCCATGTAGTTGCCTGACTATCGTTGATTTTAACCCATCCTGCGGTAATAAGCGAGTCTAGCAGGTTGACATTTTCTGTAATCGCAGCCACAAAGCTTGTTTGAACCGAGTTAGAATCCCCCAAAACAAAGTTTTCGGTAATAGCTAGGCTAAATACGCTAATAATTGAAGCGGTATCAGCAACAGATAAGTTCTCTGTAATGGCTAAAATAAACGTTTGAACAATGCTTTCTACGTCTGCCAGCGTAGCGTTTTCGCTAATAGTCAAGGCATATTGCGCTGCCAAAGAAATAACAGCAGCTACGGTAATATTCTCGGTAATGCTAGCTGCAAACTGGGCGGTAGCCGACCTAGAATCTGCCAAACTCAATGGTTCCGCTATGGTATTTACAAACGCAGATTGGGTAGAATTTAAGTCTAAAATACTGTTAATTGATTCAGAGCGGTCTTCTAAAGCGGCAAAATAAGACACCAAAACATCAGCAACAGTTAAATTTTCAGATTGTGAAAACACGTAGTTATTGAGTGGAGAATTAGCATCAGCGAAATTAACGTTCTCTGTAATGCTAAACAAGGCAATTGAAGATATTGTTGGCGTGTCAGCTAAACCAACGTTTTCTGAAACCGATCCAAAGAAAATAACGCCTTGGGAATTAACATCATTTAAAGTAACTGGCTCAGTAATACTTTGTAGAAATGCGCTAGCCTGTGTATTTGAGTCGGCTAAGCTAACGTTTTCGGTAATACTAAGTGCATAAGCATTCGTGCCTAATGAGGCAAAAGGAGATTGAGCAAATGCACTTATTCCAAACATTAACTACTCCATTGTTCCGTAGGTGCTGTAGGAAATACTGCATCCCATGTAGGGTTTACTGCAATGTTTCTAATTGTACTGCGATAGGTTGTGAACTCAGCTTGATTCATTAAATAAGGGTTAGACTTTAATGGGTCTGCAACATCGGCAATAGAAGTCCAGTCAGTATTAGTAAGGATTTGCTGGGCTTTAGTTTTGTTTTGTTGAGCAAGATTAGCATCATAGGCGGCTTGTTCTTCAGGAGTAAAGTCTGTAATAGTCCATTCCAAAGTCCATATTTCGCCTACTAATGTAGGGTCGGCATTAAGGGTGCAGTTTTGATGTGCTTGGTCATAAGCTGGTTGGGGTGCGTTAACTACCTCAGCTAATGTATAACCATTCTCAATAGCCGTTGTGGTCTGTGGAAACCAATAAGCCACATCTTGATTGCTCCCATAGTTTGTATAGGGATTATCTGCTTGTAATTGAGCAAATCCATAAGGATAGGTAATTAGTTGCGTATCTTTAACTTCTGCGTATGCCATTTTATGCCTTAGTTAATTACTGCCGTTGAAGTCTGTTTGTCAATGGTCATTTTACCTAAACAAGCCACATTAAAGTTATCGTTATAGCGAGTATCGTTATCTGAAATTTCGCCATAAGAAGGCACATTGACCTTTAAGTGCTTAAATAAAAACTCATTACCATCTTCAAACACTCGCCATACATGGTCTATAGAGCCATGACCTTCTTGACCTCTATCCTTATTAAAACGGATTTGATACTTATGTTCACCAGTAGGCTTTGTCACTTCTCCGTTAATAGTGCAAGTAGAGGTATCTTTATCTATATCCATAGTGCCATGACAAAAGACTGAATAATCTGCACCTGTTTGTTGGTCTATTAATGTGGAATTAATGACGACGTTTTTAAACAAATACTCTTTATCGTTCTCAAAGATTCTCCAAACATGGTCAGTAGTACCACGACCTTCTTGACCACGGCTTTTATTAATTCTGACGAGATATTTGTTCATACAATAACTGGAGCTTCAGGTTGTGCAGGGGCTTGTCTTACACCAATATTAAAGTGAATAAAGCGGAATGATTTGCTAGAACCGTTACGAGTAAAGGAATGTGGCAACCAAGCATTTGTAAAAATCAACATTCCCGGTTCTGGAATAAAGTTAATCATATTACTAGCGTTAGTGACTTCTTCACGATTGGTTTCATCCATGCTGATTTGTACTTTGCCCGGTCTTGGGTCATAAATAATCGCCCTTGGACAATCTTTAGGGGTATCAATAAAGTAAAAACCAACTAGCTGTGCGCCATTGTTCGGATGAACGTGCTGTTCCATTGAGGACAATTTATGATGCTCTTGACACCACATCGACTCAAAGAATGTATTTTTATCAGCCATTTGATAGCCTTGTGACTGAAGAATATTCCAGCCAGTAGAACCAACAAAGTTTGAAAAGTCAGCCATTCTAGGGTCATCAGCAAAGTTAGC